GTCCGGTACCCAATCATATATCTACAGGCATGAAATATCTAAAAGTGGTAAACTTGATAGAATGCTGATGTAGGTAGTTGAGTATAACATATCCCATAAGTGGTGTTTTCTATCTCGATATCGATTTAGTCAAAGTTAAAATTTATGCTGCTAGGCTCATCTCTTGAATCCTCTACGTGTATCGAATCAGGCGAGACACCAACGTAAACAGCCACTGCTGAGCGTAAACTTTTGGTTGATTCCCTTACTCTGGCTAGGTTGAAGCAGCTACTAACATTCGGTATTGCAAACTGGGTTAGGATATTTTTTGCATAATTGTCAAATAGTTTGTGCCGTCTAAAGATTGATGCATCACTTAGTTGTATTCGAGTGTTATCTTCCAGAAATTCAACCAAGCCTAATAGATCTGGTGCATCATCCCCTAGCATCATATCTATATCCCAATTAGTAGACACCTCTTGGTCTTCTTGATCCATTGAACCTTCTTCAGATATGTTAAGGTCAAATTCATCCTCCCAGGCAGGGTCATACTCAACTCTCAACTCATCCAAATCAAACTCCTCTGGCTCTGGTTTAAATCTTGTGGCTGCAATGGCAAACTGATTATTATCCTTTGATTGATTTATTCCTAACCTTATCATGGCTGCAACAAATACTTCTCTCAAAACCTTCGATTTATGCCTATCCTCATCTGTCAGCTCTTCTTTGGGTCTACCAAATATTCCAGAGACTGCTTCTATTAGGCACGAAGCATCTCTCACATCTGCTGGTTTATCCCTAATCCATAATGTAACCTGCTTTCTAATTGATTCAGGAATTCTTTCTATAAATGACTCAGGAATGGCCCTGTCAGAATCGTAATAGTCAGATTCTTGAATAACATATGATAATAAAGTCACTGATGATTGACTCCAGTCTCTCATGTCTGCAATTAGTCTGATCGCATTTCTTCTTATGTCTACTCTCAGGTTGCTAACACCTTCAATGTTAAATTGTAGTTCTTTTGAGAGCTTCGAGACTGGCACTCCAAACCTTTGAGACAAGCCACTAGAAATTAGACCAAATGTTGTTGATCTGCCCAATTTGACATTATCATATGTATCAATTTTGAGTTTCATTTCTTTGCAAAGTGTTCTTATATCATTACTAATATACATGAAATGTGTAATCTCTGAGATCTCAATTCTCCTTAGTACTCCTGTGTAATCTTCATCCTTTGACAAACCAACAGAGTTTGTTACCAACTTAACTTTCACACCATGTATCAATCCCTCCCATATTGCTGTACCCTCATACCTAGCTCTTGGCCCTGAGAGTGATGTTCTCTTAGAAGGAGATCCCCTTGTTGTGAATCCACCTATTATACCCATTCTATTATCTTCAATCATAGTGGAGATTTCTTGACTAGTGCCACCTGCTAGTGTTTTTTGGATGATTGCTAGTGTGTTTTCACGGCTTTTCCTATTTTTGGACTGGAACTCTATCTGGTATTCACTATGTTCTAAAGCCAACTCCATTAATGAAACTGCCCTTTGCTCACTGAATGGTGATCTCGATAGCATGTAAAGAACTGTCTTGATGCTATGGGTCTCTATGTATCTGCTCGTGTCATCACTTCTCTCTAATTTAAAATTGGTCTGGAAGTTCAGCATCATTGCAGACATCAGACTACTCTTACCATGATGACTGATAATTGGTGTACCCAGCAATCTAACCACTCTATCTTTGTTTGATACAGATGATATCCAGTTGTACAATGAGACAGCATCATCAAATGGACTATCTTGAATTGTCTTCTTTGGATCTTTGTTTAACCAGTGTATGGTGTTTTGATGCTCATAAAATAGTACCATTGCAGTTCGTGGTGATATGATAGTGTGCTTCTCCCCTGGAAACCAAACCTGAGTAACAATTTCTTTTAATGGTAAGTTCGATATCTTTACACTAGTCGATACTTCTATATTAGTTATCCTTCGCCTGTAGTCTTTAAAAACTGGTTTAAGAGAGATATTACCTAATCCATCGATCATCTCCCTAATTCTTGTGAAGTCATCATGGAAAGGAAATAAAACTCTAAGTTCAGATTCATCTATCCTCCTATCTGCTTTAGATATTGTTTTGATAGAATCAGTTAGTAGATCAAACAAAGACTGTTTTGGTTTTCCACCTGTGTCCTCTGATTGCCATTCCCTCATCCTTGTCAAGCATTGGAAAGTAAGTATGAAAACAGAAGAGGCTATCGTGCGAGAAATGACATTTCCTTTTGAAATGGACTCAGCAACTCCAGAAGTATGCATTTTCAAAGATATCATCCTTCTGAGATCTGCATTTGATTTTACACCAATGTACAACATTTTGAAATCTTCATTGATCTCTTCTTTCCAGGTTTCACTAGCTCCAATTCTCTCTAGCATTCGTAGCCACTTCCTTCTGTCTCCATAAATTAGCTTCACTGTCCTTGATAAGCTGCCAGACTGAGTCACTTCAAGCTTTTCTTCTGAACCATCAGTACTCCTAAAGAGATATTCTTTATAGAGCAATCCAAGATTGGTTTTTTGACAAGCATTCCATAGATTATATTTAAAGCCTAATAAACCAGAAGAAATAATTGGATCCATGAGGAAAAACCCCTGAGATGGATCTTTCAGGTGTAGTGCCAGGAAAGTGAAATCCTCAAACTCTTTGCACACGGATGATCCCATCAATCTGTAATGTATCAAAGCCTGAGAAACTTGACCACAATGAACGGGCCATGTTGAACCACCATTTTCTATGTATTGAGTTAATAGTGTGGACCATTCCTCTTGCCTTGCAATGAGGGCCTCTTGTTCTGATATCAACGGCAAGCTGATCATAAATTTGATATCAGGCCTGTAATGATTAGAGCCAAATTTAAATTCAGAGTTGAATTCATAAAAGAACAAGCTTATACTTGTTGTTTTGATTGAATTGATAATTGACACTTCTCTACCGATGATCTCTTTGATCTCTTGGGCGAATTGTGCTAAGATGTGGGCTTTCCTCAATGATTTTGAATTATCATCAATAGGTAGTGAGAATAACATAGCGGAATCATCAGAAGATTCTAGCATATCTATCTCTGGTGGACCTCTACTATCTTGGAGGACAGAACACCAGTTTAGCATAACCATCTTTGAAAACTCATTAACCACTGCATGTAGTAGTGATGATGTGTAGTGAAGAATCCCCTGCATCATGCCAGTTCTAGTCTTTATGAAAGATTCTCCATGAGTGTACCATTTCAAATTGATCCTGCCATGATAACAATCATACAATTTCTGAATAGGCTCACTATAAAATCCTTCAATAGTGGAATCATCAAGTATATGGATTAATTTAGGATTCAACATGATTCTTTTATCTTTCCATAAATGTAAGGCCTGCCATATAAAACCATGCATGTACTTGGGTAAGAACCTAAACAACATTATGCTAAATTTGTGAGCATAATGATTCTGGCTCCACTTTGATGCATCAGCACTAAGACCAAATGTAATGTAAGAATTGGAGTATCTTTGTTTGCATTTAGCATGATGCGACTCTGGTATTATCCTCTTGTTATTTGGATGTGTCATAGTTTCCCCTGGAAAAGATGTGCAAATTGTTCTTGATATACTCTCTATTACATACTGGATTATTCGATCAAATAATCCCAGAACATAAATCTCTCTTAAACCTCCATGCTGATTCTTTTGGAAGATGTCTATTAGTAAATATTTCCTTTCAAACACTTCTTCCGCTACTTCAGGCAAAACATCTACTAATCTATAATCTTCTTGATTCAATTTCTTAGTCAAAGCCTCTACAACTTTCATTCGATGATAACCTGTTGTAACAGATCTCAGAGCAAATAAATCAGAATTAAATGATGAGCTTGCTTTCAAAGTAGTAAATGTGGGATCAAGACCAGTTCGGGCAAGATTGCTGAGGACTAGATTCTCCAAATCAAGTAAGAATCCTGGATTTGATGACTGAAATTTCTCCACACATTTCTTTGTAGCAAGTTTTATTAATGAAATATTATATTCATGCTTTGTATTGGATCCCCATGGTTTGTCAGTCTTTCCTATTCTTGATTCAACCTCTTCAGTGAGCTCATCTTCAATAACCAGAATCTTTTCGTAAAGTTTTGATAATGTATTATTTTCTGGATATTCATCTTTGTTCTTTAAATATCCCAGATAGAATAGATTAATCATCAATTGAGGAGAAGAAACTGGTTGGTTTAGATAAGGATTCATGAAGCCTGTCCACAACTTTCTGTTTAATGTGTTGGTTGCTACATCCTCTATCCTTTCAATGATCATCTTTATATTTCCATCAGCAACATGACTTGCAAAAGTAGCTAATTTCCTTATCACCCATAGTGTAAACCTTGATTTGATTGACATAGAGAATTTCTCAAACATTTTATGAGGATTTGGTTTATTTGGAGCAGCAACTAATCCTTCCAATGTTATGTATCGTAACATGGACATGTGTTCTTCCACCTCAGCTTTATCTATCAAATTAACCATCAAAGTGATCAGAGTCATCTTTTGAGCCTCACGCAAACCTTGTTTATGAGTCTCAGAAATTTCTTGCCCCATTGATACTGGAATGCCATAACTGTTTTGCCAGAAGGCACAAGCAGAGTAAAATCTACTCTCACATAAGACCCAGTTCACTAATTTTGACATGTTCAGAGAGATGAACTCAGTGTAAAGAAATGATCCATCTCTGTGTAGAGTCTTGAATACAGATCTCATTGCCTCTGGCTTGCAACTGGAGGATAAACCATTACACAACTCAGAATCATAAGTAAAAGCACAAAAGAATATATGAGATGTTGATTTTGTTGGTTTAATTATCAGCCATAGATTAAAATTCTTGAGTTTCTTTACAATAAATTCATGACTTTTACAATTTTGCTTAATACTAATTGCAAGTTCAACTCCAATATCTGAAATCATTGACGCATATGTTCCCAAGGTAGATTCCATAACATCCAAATAATATTCACTAGATGCATTTTTTAATTCTTCAGGAGTTGTATGGAGACTCAAAGACTCAAAGATTAGTCCTCTAACATCTAGATCAGTTTCATTAAGAGATGATGATTTATCGAAAAGTTCAGTCACTAAATCATCATTGTCTAGTATTTTATCTAAATCACTAGTATCAGTCTCTTTGGGACAAAAGAATCTTTTTTTATCTTTTCTGTACCTTTTAACCTCATGGTTATCTGAGTATTTCTTACCATAAATACCATATTTTGCCATTTCAATTTCATCTTCCTTCTCTATTTCAACAATCATTCTATGATATTTTGATCTATTTTCAATTTGATGCTGAGACTTCTTTGAGTATTTACCAGGATTCGACATTATATGAGTTTCAAAGAGATTATGATTCTCAACACCAGCTTCAGAGAATAAGTATTTTAGACTATCTGTATCATCCTCATTCGTTTCAGGAACATATATATCACCACTTGCAATTTTCATAACAACTGTTCTAACAAATCTCAATAGATGATTTTCCTCATCATATCTTGGGAAAGCATTGTTGTCTATCATACTCTTGAAATCATATCGGGAGACTCTTCTTAAGCAGATGAAAGGGAATTGAACCATAGATTTCATATCTGATCTGAGACCATCTTGTTTATTTTGCTCTACATAATCATCTAAATATTTCATGAATGCCATTCTACAATCAAGGAAATTAGGATTATCTGAGCCTTTATTTGGTTGATAATTTGCTTCATAATCCTGAATCTTTTCATGAATCTGGGATTTGGCAGTTTTAATTATCTTCTTAACTAATTCTTCTTCTGCTTGTGGTTCCAAGTCCTGCATTAGTTCATTATAATTCTCCAATGAGAATTCCCCTCCTAAGTCTTCCACTGGAATTGATTTGAAGAATGTTTTAAACATGTCCACCTCCTTATTATCATCAATTAGGTCTCTGTCTCTTCCCATTAGACTTAGTGCCTTGCTCTGTATACTATATGATAATCTGTATCTATATGTTAATTCATCTATTATTGACTGTGGGAGTCTATGTGTACTAGCTACCCTTGTTTCTGATACAACAATCACACAGAGATGAACAACTAGATACATGTTATTTTGAATTGAGTATTGTCTTGCTGCTTCTCTTAATGGTATTCTATATTTATCCACCTTCTGATTTAATACAGTCCTAATTGCACTGTCTTGCTGAGTAGTTGCAAATTCCATAACTACCAGATTTCCATTGAAATATTCCATAAAGTCAGGTGTTAGGTTGGATAGTGGTGTACTCACTCCAGATAGAATGTCTGAGATTCTGACATCTGTGCTAGAAGTTATAGGATTGAATGTGAAATCATGAGGGAAAGTTCTCACATCCTTCGCTCTAATCACACCATTCAAGATGGAACTTCCTATCGAACCAACTCCCTCTAGATTCTCCCTTTGAATTATTAATGTGAAGTCATTTCTGGTTGTAATCCTTCTCTCTTCAACCTTTACCTCATATGGAATTAAGTTATATGTAACGCTGGTACTATCATACACCCCTGTTTGTCTACCTAGGTTGACATGTTCTCCAGGAGGAACTCTGTTTGCCTGCTCATCTAGAATGGAATGCAGAACTTCCTCCTTGAAACGATACTCATTTGGTGTTTCCTGGGACAATTCCGACTCAACTTCTTCCATCACTGTATCTGTCAATGTCTTTACTATTTATAAAAGTGGTACCGTCGCTGTGGGGACAATTCCGACTCAACTTCT